CATTATCTGCGTGATGGCACTGAGTGGACAGGAAAAACACACAAGCACGGTGAAGGAAAACTTATGACAGGTGCTAAGATGTCTAAGTCTTCTAAAAAGCTTTTTCACTTTAAAGATTTAAGTAAAACTGCACAAGCTAGGGTAAAAAAAAAGTAGTTAAAATGAAAGAGGGTGGATTGGCTGCAAGTCAAAAAAGCCTTAAGTCATGGACTAAGCAAGATTGGAGAACTAAGAGTGGTAAACCTTCTACGCAAGGCCCAAAGGCTACAGGAGAACGTTACCTTCCAGCTAATGCTATTAAGGCTATGGGTGCTGGGGCGTATAATGCTTCTTCAGCTAAAAAAAGAGCAGACACTGCTAAAGGTAAGCAGTTCTCTAAGCAACCTAAAAAAGCGGCTAAGGCTGCAAAACCGTACAGAAAGATGACATGAAAAACTTAACAGAAAAACAACAGAAGTTTATAGATGTTTTGTTTGAAGAGGCTCAAGGTAATCCTGTAGAAGCTAAACGTCTTGCTGGTTATGCAGACTCAGTATCTTCCACAAGCATTACAGGTGTACTTCAAGATGAAATCTATGAGGCTACTAAACGTTACATTGCTTCTTCTGGCACACGTGTTGCCTATGGTATGATGGAAGTATTTAATGATCCCACACAACTAGGTAATAAAGAAAAGATAGCAGTAGCTAAAGACTTTCTTGACCGTGCAGGATTTGTAAAAACAGATAAGATAGAAGTAAAGGCTGAAAGTCCTTTATTTATTTTACCAGCTAAAAATGAAAACTAATAAGACTTGGAGGCTACCTCCACCAGAGAAACTAAGTAGTGGTCTTCAATGGTTTCCTGTCGTCCGTGTAGGCAGGGTAGTGCCTTTTGGTTACGAACAAGACCCTAACGATGAAGACATACTACTACCTCTAACTGAGGAGCTAGAAACACTAGAACTAGCAAAGAAACATCTTAAGCAATACAGCTACAGGGATGTTGCAATATGGTTAAGCGAACAAACTGGCAGATCAATCTCTCACGTAGGGTTAATGAAAAGAGTAAAACTTGAGCGAAAACGTAAGACAGACGCTGAAAATGCACGGTACTACGCCCAGCGCTACAAAGAAGCGGAAGCAAAAGCGCGGCGTCTTGAAGAAGAAAGATTCGGTTCAATTAGAAAAGAAACCGAAGACAGTTCCAGCGACAGTACTGCCAGAGCCGATTGAGATAGAAAAAGCTCAGGAAGTTATCTTTGAGGCTAATCCCGGCCCTCAGACAGACTTTCTTTCTGCATCAGAACAAGAGGTTTTATACGGAGGAGCAGCAGGTGGAGGTAAGTCTTTTGCTATGTTGGCTGATCCTGTTAGGTATTTTAACAATCCTCTCTCTAATAAACTTTTAGTTCGTAGAAGCACAGAAGAACTGAGAGAACTTATTTCTGTTTCAAAGCAACTTTATCCTAGGGCTATTCCTGGAATTAAGTTTTTAGAAAGAGAGAAGACTTGGATAGCTCCTTCTGGGGCATCACTTTGGCTTAGTTATTTAGATAGGGACGATGATGTACAAAGGTATCAAGGACAAGCTTTTAATTGGATTGGTTTTGACGAACTTACACAATGGCCTACACCTTTTGCTTGGAACTATATGAGGTCACGTTTACGTACTACTAAGAACAGTGGACTTACTCTGTATCAAAGGGGAACTACAAACCCCGGAGGAGCGGGTCATCAATGGGTTAAGAAAACTTTTGTAGACCCTGCACCACACAATACTAGCTTTAATGCTACTGATCCAGAAACACAAGAAGTTATAGCTTGGCCTAAAGGGCACTCAAGAGAAGGCGAACCATTATTTAAACGTAGGTTTATTCCTGCTACTTTGTTTGATAATCCTTATCTTTCTGACGATGGTATGTATGAAGCTAACCTACTATCTTTACCTGAGCATCAACGTAAGCAATTGCTTGAAGGTAACTGGGATGTAAATGAGGGTGCTGCTTTTCCTGAATGGAACCGTAACATACATGTAGTAGAGCCTTATGAGATACCTAGTAGCTGGGCAAAGTTTAGAGCGTGTGACTATGGTTATGGTTCTTACACAGGAGTAGTATGGTTTGCTGTAGCACCTGACGAACAACTTGTAGTCTACAGGGAAATGTATTGCTCAAAGGTCATAGCTACTGACCTAGCTGATATGATCTTAGAAGCAGAAGAAGGTGAGAAAATTAGATATGGAGTTCTTGACTCTTCTTTGTGGCATAATCGTGGCGATACTGGCCCATCTCTTGCTGAACAAATGATTATGAAAGGTTGTAGATGGAGACCTTCTGATAGATCAAGAGGCTCTAGGGTAGCAGGTAAGAATGAATTACACAGAAGATTACAAGTAGATGACTTCACAGAGGAACCTAGGTTAGTATTNTTTAACAGTTGCANTAATGTAATAAGTCAGATACCAGCTTTGCCTTTAGATAAAAATAACTCAGAAGATGTAGATACACATTCAGAAGATCACTTGTATGATGCACTACGTTACGGTATAATGACACGACCAAGGAGCAGTCTATTTGATTTTGATCCATCCACACAGAACAGTGGGTTTCAAGCAGCAGACCCTACATTTGGATATTAAGGAAAAATAATGGAAGAAGACTATATTGAAAACGCTATGGAGTCTGAGCAATCTTCAGCTATTGAGGATGCATCAGAGTCTGCTTACAGTGACCCTAAATCTGGAAGCATATTTAATTATGTTCAGGGTAAGTACCGAAAGGCATCTGATGCTAGAGAAACAGAAGAGAATCGTTGGCTAAAGTCTTATCAAAACTACAGAGGTATTTATGGCCCTGATGTACAGTTTACTTCTACAGAAAAGTCTCAAGTATTTATTAAAGTTACTAAGACAAAAGTTCTTGCTGCTTATGGACAGATTGTAGAAGTACTATTTGGAAATCATCGTTTTCCTATTTCTGTTGATCCTACTACTCTTCCTGAAGGTGTAGAAGAGTCTGTACACTTTGAGTCTAATGATGAGCTTAAGAAAGCACAAAAAGCTTCTCCTGAAGATATGCAACTAAAACCGGGAGAGACTACACCTCAACTGCAAGAACGTCTTGCTGGTTTGCAGAGTAAGTTAGCTCCTGTAGCGGACAAACTAAAAGAAGGAGCAGGTAAGACTGCTACTGAGATTACATTTCATCCTGCTATGATTGCAGCTAAAAAGATGGAAAAGAAAATACATGACCAACTAGAAGAATCTAACGCCAACAAACAATTACGTGTAGCTGCATTTGAAGCTGCTCTGTTTGGCACAGGCGTTATGAAAGGACCATTTGCTGTGGATAAAGAATATCCTAGCTGGTCTGATTCTGGCGAGTACTCTCCTACTATTAAAACAGTCCCTCATACAGCCAGTGTTTCTATCTGGAACTTCTACCCTGACCCTGATGCTGCTAACATGGATGAGGCTGAGTTTGTAGTTGAACGTCACAAAATGTCTCGTAGTAAAATGCGTGGGCTAAAGCGTAGACCTTTCTTTAGAAAGAATGCTATTGATACTGCTATCTCTTATGGTGAAAACTATACAAAAGAGTGGTGGGAGCAAGTGATGGAAGATGACACTCAAGAGTCAAGAGCAGAACGTTTTGAGGTTCTTGAGTTTTGGGGTATGATTGATACAGAGCTGTTAGAAAATCATGACATTGATGTACCAAAAGAAATGAAGGACTTAGATCAAGTCAGCGTAAACATTTGGACTTGTAATAATCAAGTGTTACGTTTGGTTATGAATCCTTTTACTCCTTCTACTATTCCTTACTACGCTGTACCATACGAACTTAACCCTTACAGCTTATTTGGTGTAGGTATTGCTGAGAACATGGATGATACACAGACATTGATGAATGGCTTTATGCGTATGGCTGTGGACAATGCTGCATTATCAGGTAATATGGTAATAGAAGTAGACGAAACTAACCTAGTTCCGGGACAAGATTTAAGTGTGTACCCCGGAAAAGTCTTTAGACGTCAAGGGGGTGCGCCGGGACAAGCTATTTTTGGCACCAAGTTCCCCAACGTATCTAATGAGAACATGCAGATGTTTGATAAGGCACGTGTATTAGCAGACGAGAGTACTGGCTTTCCTAGCTTTGCTCATGGTCAGACAGGAGTTCAAGGTGTCGGACGTACAGCTTCTGGCATTAGCATGCTCATGTCTGCTGCTAATGGTTCTATACGGAATGTAGTTAAGAATGTGGATGACTATCTTTTAGGTCCACTAGGTAAAGCATTCTTTAGTTTTAATATGCAGTTTAACTTTGATGAAGATATCAAAGGTGATCTTGAGATTAAAGCACGTGGCACTGAAAGCCTTATGGCTAACGAAGTACGTAGTCAAAGATTAATGCAATTCCTTGGTGTGGTACAAAACCCTGTACTAGCTCCCTTTGCTAAGATGGATTATATTATTCGTGAGATTGCCAAGTCTATGGACCTTGATCCTGATAAGCTGGTAAACTCTTTGCCAGATGCTGCAGTACAAGCTGAGATACTTAAGAAGTTCCAAGCAGAGAATCCAGCACCACCTAAACCACAGGGAGGCCCACAGAAGCCACCAGCAGGCGCTCAAGCGCAAGACACTCAAGGGAGTGGTGGGGGTACCGTAGGAACAGGCTCAGTGCCTACACCGGGAGAACAGGGCTTCTCAGCTAATAAAGGACCAATGCAGTGAGTTTAAAACTATTGGTGAACAACAAAGAAGCATGGGATGCTTTTGAAGTAGAATTAAATGAACGTATTCAGAATAGTTATAGAATGTTTTCACAAACTGAAGAGTCTAATGTAATGTATAGGATGCAAGGTCAGGTACACGCATTAAATGCACTTAAGCAACTTAGATTAAAGGTCAATGCAGATGGCTGAAAATAAATTATTAAAAGAAGCTGCAGGTTTTATTCCCGGAGTTGGGACTGTTATGGATGCAGTAGATATAGGTACTTCTATTGCAAAAGGAGATTATTTAAATGCTGCTATAGATACTGCTGCAGGAGTTGCTGGGATTGTTCCGGGAGTAGGAAGAGTTGCAGGTAAAGGAATTAAACAACTAAAAAGATTTTTTGATCCTAAAGCATTAAAAATTGCTAAAAATCAAAACGATTTATCAAGAGATATTTTAGTAGAAATGCCCATAGATGATTTTCTTTCTGCTGCAAAAAAAGTTGTCCCTAGTGAAATAACTGACAGTAATAAAAAATTAAATGCTGTAAGAAAAGTAAGGGATAAAGGCATTCCTTTTGAGACTATACCCACTCTTAGTTTTAATAACATGGCAGATGGTACAGGAAAAGTATCTGGTCATAATGGTCGTCACAGGGCTTTAGCATTAAAAGAAATAGGTGAAACTACTATTCCTGTTATTCTTAAAAGTGATACAGGTGGAAAGGGTCAAGCAATCCGTTGGGGTCAACAAAATAACCCTGATAACACTTTTGATTTTGTAGATATTTTACCAACAAAACTTTTAGATGAAGAAGGAGAAGGGATTTTTATTGACATGCCTTCTACTGCAAAAAACATACGTAAATTTGCCCAAGGAGGGCTTGCAGATATGAACACTCAAACACAAAGAGCTTTTGCACTAGGTGGAGAAGCAGAAACAGTAGACCCAGTATCAGGTAATGATGTACCTCCCGGTTCTCTACCAGAGGAAGTACGGGATGACATTGATGCTAAACTTAGTGAGGGTGAGTATGTTGTTCCTGCTGATGTTGTTCGTTACTACGGTGTAAAGTTTTTTGAGAATCTTCGTACAAAAGCAAAACAGGGCTTGCAACAGATGGATGAAGATGGTAGAATAGGTGGTGAACCTACATCAGAAATGTCTTTGCCTTTTGATATATCTGAGTTAGAAGTAGAAGATGATGACGGTATGCGTATGGCTGTAGGAGGTTTAGTTGCTGAATATGCTGTAGGAGGATATACAGGTGTAGGCTCTAGCTTTGGTGGTTACGGTGGATACACTGGTTATAAGCCATATGATCCTACTGTTCAACCTGTTACTGTTACTGCTCCTCCTCCTGTAGCTCCTACTACTGTAGCTCCTACTACTGTAGCTCCTACTACTGTGGCAATGGGACCAAAGATAGAAACATACTATAGAGCAGATGGAACTCCTGTTCCTATTACTTTTATTAATGGCAAACCACAACAGTCTACACAAGGACTGACAAAGAAAAATCCAAACTCAATGGATACAAAAGAAACTTATAACCCCTTAGAGGGGGCAAAGTTAAATGCTCTTGGACAACCAGTTAAAGCGGACGGTATTACACCTATAGACCCCAGTGAGTATGGCAAGTTTCCCTTTGGTACTATAGATGCATTATTTGGAACTAGCGCAAGAAAAGAAAGACAACTTGCAGATTATCAATCTGCTTTAAAAGACCCACAAGGTTTAACAGGTCTTGTTGAAGAAGAAGTAACTGACTTACAGGCTATAAATAATCCGGGATTTTTTAAAAGAATTACAAATAACCTTACAGATTTTGGGGTAGCAATAGGAGTTGGCGCTCTTACAACCCCTCTTGGTGGTGCAGCAGCAGGTGTAGCTTCTAAACAAAATAGAGCAAATCAAAGTATTGCTGATGCAAAAGTTACTCAAATGGTCTTAGAAAAACAAAAAGGTGTTGACCCTAGTAAGATAACCGGAGGAGCTAGTATTTATCGCAATACAACTACTGATCCTTATACCCCAGCAGAAAAAGCTTGGATGCAAATTCAAACTGCAATTAATAATGTTAAAGGAAGTACTGGACTTGCTA